CTCTATTATATCATCTATTACATTCACATCCAAGTCCATAAATGGAGGGATGATACCCAAAATTCTTAGTAGTCCATCTACGAATAGTGCTAGGCATATAAAACCTAGTATCATACTTATCACTGTTGCATCTCTATTGTGCTTACGCATTGACGCTTCATCTATCGCTCTCGCCTCTGCTACGGCAGCAGCAATCAAGTCGTCTACTTCACTTTTCGTATATGTATATCTCTTGATTTGTTCTTCAGTCATTTCTTATGTGTGATACTCGTCTAGAACCTCCAGGACATTTAAGAGGATTCTCTTTGCGGCTTGTCTTTCTTCTGGTTTCCATTCGGGATACCACTGCTTAGTATGTAGTCCTGTCATCATTCGGTGCACCCTGGCTGTCATAGCAACCTTATCTAACCTACCGTTCATTGGTATTATACCACAGTATACTAATTATACCACCAGACAATAAAAAAGGCACCCGAAGGTGCCTTTGATCTTGGTATGGTAACCTTGATTTACATCAGGTTAGTAACCTTAACACGCCTGTAATAACGGTTAGCATTAGCGGTCAATGCGCCAACACCCTGTGTAAGACCTTCAGCAAATGGGTTTGCAACCATTCCGTAACGAGTCTTAAATCCAATTTTTGGTTGGAAGGTGTCTTGACCTACGGCACGGACCATTTGGAGAGGCACGTAAGGACAATAGAATAGACCTGCATCATAGGCAGAAGATCCTTTGTATCCAGAAACATAGAAGTGATTGTCACTTACGTTTGCAGAGTAAGGGTCAACATAGACCTTAATACGTCCGTTGAGGGTTCCAACTAGAGTAGAAGAGTTGTCATCTACGTTTCCTAGTGGGTTAACTGCACCAGCAAGACCTGAAGAGTAGTCAAGTACGCCAGCCATAGACAGAGCAGATGCTACATCAGCAGAGCAGATGAGAATGTTGCCCTTTCCACGACGAGTTTCATGCCCGATGGCATTCATGTCTCTTTCGATCTGGAATAGGAGTCCCTTAAATTTTTCAACTGACCACCTACCATTACTATCAACGTCAAGGTCGAAAGTACCAGCAGTAGCTGTGTTGTTTTGTGCGCCTGGGCGAGCGATTTTGTAAACAGTTCTTACAACTTCACGGTTGATCTCAGCGAGAACTTCCGTTGAAAGAATGTTTGCCAACTCAGACTCGGCATCTAGTCCGTGGACTGCCTTCAAGTCTTGAGCGAGCTCTAAACTGTACTCAGCTTTCAAAGCACGTGACTTAGCGGTAACAGTAACCTTTTCAATCGAGAATCCCATCTCGTTGAAGTGGTTGTTAGCTGCGTCGCCTAATGCTTCAGACTGAGCAGTAGTCATACCCTGACCACCGATAGTGTAGTTACCTGCGCCATCAGCAAGCAGTCCTGGGTTAGATCCAGTCTGGTCGTTGGAAGCAAGTCCGTCTGCACTGTTCTCAGATGAATGCTCTGTATCAACTTCGTTGAAGAATGTCTCAACTCCGCTGTTAGCGATATCTCTGTTTGTACCCTTCGTGGAGCGCATTGCGAAGATAAGTCCAGTAGGACCTGTCATCGGTTGTACTCCGCAGATGTCATAAGCAATCAGCTTAGGCATACTACGACGGATAAGTGAAATCAGAACTGGGTCGAAACCAGCAACAGGACCTGTAGCGGTACTACCACCAGAGTAACCTGTGCCACCCAAACTATTAGTAGGGGCTGCCTCAGTTACGAGACCACGCTCTTCTTTCAGAAACTTTTCTTGGTTTTCCAGGAGGACGGAGGTAACCGCTTTTCTATAATTATCCTTAATAGGATCGAGCTCTTGATGCTCAAGAATAGGGTTCCACTTTTCCTGGAGTGATTCTGCGTTAAACATTTTGTTAACTAACTCCGAATTTTAGGATTGAATGTGGATTATTTGCCAGACCATCTGCTGATTGCTTCAGCATATGCTCCCATAGCACTTGTTGGTTCTGGACGGTTCTCTACTTCAACATCCTCAGAGACCGTAGTCTTCTCAGGCTTCGTAGAGAAATAGGATTCACGTAGTGTAGAAACCTTCGCTTTGAAAGCTTCTTCATTTACAAACTCAACAGCTTCTGCGAGAGAAACAAGTTTCTCCTTCTGAGAGAGACTTAAGCCCTCTGCAATTTCTGTCACAATCCCATTCTTAATATAGCCACCGACTTGCTTAGACAAACCGACGTTTTCTTCAATTGATTCGTTGAGTTTCGATTCCATACTATTGAGTTGTCCTTGTAGGTCATCTACTAGGTCAACTTTCTCGTCGGGAATATCAATGTAATTCTCGACAAAAACTTGCTTAAGACCAGTTAGAACTTGCTCGCCCATCTCTGCCTTAATACCTGCTTCAACAGCGAGCTCGTTCTTGCTCATCCATTGTCCTACGGCATAGGAAAGATAGTCGTCAACTTTCTTAGAAAGTTCTTCTTTAACTGTCTCAATTTCTTCTGCTAGCACAGCAGCATAATCTGTATGCATGCGGTCTAGTTCTTCGTTGAGTTTAGAAACTACAGCAGCTTCAAAGATGGTCTTTGCCTTCTCTTTGAATTCTTCGCTGAGCTCTTCTCCTTCGGTTAGAGCAGCCACGTCGGCACTGAGGTCAACCTCAATAATTTCACGTGCTGGTTCTTCAGCAATCACGTCGCCCTCTGGCTCGTGTCCTGCTTTTACGTCGCCTTTGTCACTAAATGTCTGAGTAGATGCTGATGCATCACTAGGCTTAGTGGTTGGTGCTACAGCGTTACCGCCAGCGATAGTTTTATACTTGTTACTATCGTCGTCTGGTTTGCTGTTAAACGGTGTTGGACCTCCGAGATCTTGTACTCCGGCTAAACTACTACCGTCGGGTCCCAATTTTTGTTGTGGATCACCGGCTTTGGCATTAGCGGTTACACTCGATTCATCCAGAGTTTTAATCTCTTCTGACATTGCTGTTGTCTCCTTCGTACAATAAGCTGATTGCTAGTATTATTTAGTAGTTCAAAAATTTACAAACCCTGAATATACTGGTTAAATGCGGAAAGTTTTACCTGTTCCATCTGATTTAGCGCAGCATTCTTGATTCTTTTTTGAATTTGTTCTACAGTTTGCTCCTGAACAGCCCCGTTATTACAGACCCATTCCTTTCCTTCCATGATTCCATTCACAAATGCGTCTGGAGCTGAAGGGTCTGCCACGATATCCGCAGCAGTTGCAAGCATGAAGTCATCGCAAACGATCTTGACTCCTCGCTCTTCTCTAATTGACCCAAGTCCACGGGATGAAACACCCAGTTTTACTCCTTCGTCAATTAAACTTTTAGCGATTTGACCCATTGGTGTATCCAATAGTCTCGCCTTACCAACATAATTATTACCCTCTTGCTTAAGAGAGGTGATAAGATGTGACACTCTATCTAGGTTGATAGTAGGACCATCGGGGTGACCCAATTCTCCTAGTGCTCTACCAGCTTGAATGTATTTCGTATCATAATTTGCTGCTTCCCGCTGTAACGTCTCGATAGGATACATCCGACCGTTGCGGTTTTTGATTGCACCCTGAAGGAACACACCCTCGATAAAATGGCTCTTCTTGCCATTCTTACCTTCGGTGATTGTTACTTTAGCGGTTTCAATCTCCTCCCTTATCAGTTTCATCTGGAGTCTCCTCGGTTTCGGTTTCTGTTTCAGCTGTGGGTGCTTCTGCATCCTCAGGTTGTTCGGTATTTTCAGGACCGTCTGCCTGTGGTTGAAATATTTTCTTACCTACTTCCTGTTTCTGCGCTTCAATGGCATCTAATGCTTTCGCATTCATACCTTGGACCACGTAATCAGACAGGTCTTTTTGACCTGCAAATAAGGCATTAACAATATCTTTCGCAACTTGGGTAGGCATAATACTTATATATCAATAATACTATTTAGATTTCTCCTTTTTTATAATCCTGCGGCTCCATAGATGGTTCCTCAGGTTCAGGCTCTGGAGGTATAAGAGACATCTCCATTTGTTCCACTTCTAGTTGCTGCATCTTCACAGGATCTACAAGTTTGCCAGCGGCAATCTCTGCATCCATTTCTTTTTGGATGTCCTGGAACTCTTGGTCAGTCTGCTTAAGGATCTGACGACGCATATACTCTAGTGAGAAGTATTTACCAGCAAAGGGATCCATCTGAGCAACAAGAGCCATGCGCTCATTCATAATCTCTTGCTCTTTCAACTCACTAAAGTAGTTGTCAGCAACAAAATCATACTGGATGTGTTCCTTATACTCGTCCCATTCCTCAATAGTTAATACACCAGTGAGAACCAACTGAGTCTTCAGTAGGTCATTGAATAGGTCACCAAACTTCTTACGAAGTCTGACTACAAACTTCTGGAATTTAACCTCATCACGTGTAATCTCTGCGCTTCTTCCTACATTAAAGGAGCTATCAGAT